TTTTACCTGTCAGTAAACCAATAGCGACTGTACTTAAATTAATAGTTCCAGCTTGTAATGCTTTTGCGATCGCATCTGCTTGTGTAGCGGTTGTGTTTGCTACCTGTGCGGCTGTTAACGATGATGTGGCGAATGTTGCAGCTGTTTTAACTGTCATTGCCGCCTTTAATGCAGTGTTAGCTGCTTGGATTGCATCACTTGCACGTGATATAACAACATAGGCACCATAAGCAGTCATTAATCCGATAATTGCAGGGGATAGGGCCCTAACAACTGGTAATGTTGCACTTGCCGCTTTACCGAATAATTTAAATACTGGCGTTGTACTTTCAATAATAGTTTTAATAGTTTTGAAAGATGCATTAATAATATGTTTCAATCTATCAATATTTTGTGCAATATCATTTCCTGTTGTCGCTTTAGATAATTCATCAAATGCGGTGATAATTTCAGCTAATCCTCTAGCAGCTGAAGTCTTTAAGTTTTGTAATGACGTAGATAAACCTAATGTATTTTCACGTGCTAGTTTGGCCATGATGCCCGAACCTGTTCCAACCTCAATCATTGCATCGTTAAATTCATCTAAAGTAATCGTTCCTGTTTGCAATGCCTTATACAAATCGTCTTTTGCGGTTTTACCGACATAGCCCATGCTTTCGGCTATTTTAACAAGTCCAACATCCATTGTTTCGGACAAAGTACGCCATGTAACCATATCAACGGTTCCTGTTTGCAATGCTTTTAAGTACATTTCAGTACCACGACTTGCTTGTTCGGCACTCGCACCACTACCTAATAAGGCGTTATTTAAAGCCAATGCACTGTCTGCAGCTTTATCCATATCATTAAAAGACGTGTACATTCGTTGAGCAGTAGATGATATTTCATCTAGTTTTGTCGGTAAACCATCAATTCCGTCTGATAATTTTTCCATCGCTCGCTCTGAATCTTCAGCGGAAACACCCAATGCTTGAAGCACTTTCGGGAATTTGTTAAGTGTATCAAAACGTGTAATTGCATCGTCTAATGATGATTTCAAGACGTGGAATGCACCTGCTGCAACAGCTACTAATCCTAATGAAACAGCAAATTGTTTAACTTTACTTCCAGCGCGTTCAGTTTCTTTTCCCATTTCATCGACTTTACTTTTAGCATCGTCAGCACCTTTACCAGCACCACGTGCAGCACCTTCTAAACCATCTAAACCCTTTGATGCAACTTCTATTTGTTTACCATCTACTTCTATTTTTATAGAAATCGAACCATCTGCAGCCATTTTATCACCTCAAATTATAAAACAAAAAACGAGCGCTAAATAATCAATAACTGATTATTCGGGGCTCGTTGGCTCTCTTGTTTTATTTTAATATTTTATAAGATTTATCTTGTTGCACTTATCACATTTAACCTCAATAGTTCCTGTGATATTTACTTTCGCTAATAATCTATTACATTTTGTGCATCTAATTTCATGTAGCTTAACAATCAATTAAACACCTCATTTTTTGCTTTTTTTGTTCGGCTTTTTCGTTCTAGCAAGTTTGCTACTTTGTTTATCAATTGTTTGTTCAATTTTTGAACATACGTGTGTTAAAGCATCGTCTAATGCAATGATATCTGGATAAACTTCATACAGATTTTGAAACGCTCCATCCCCAAACAATACATCGTACTGATTCATGATCAGTTCTTTTTTAATTTCTGCAGCATCGCCTAATGCTTTGATAGTTTTGTCATTTACTCCGTTTTCTATTGTTGGTAATTGAAGATTTTTGGCTCTATTATTTAATGCTTTGGTCTTTTCTTTCTCCAATTCTTCAACTTTCAATAATTTATCTAGGTTCTCATAAGAATTATCAAACCATAGTTCAACGGTGCCAATTTTCACTGGGAAGCCCGTTCTTTTAAGGTCTATCTGAATACCATTTTGCATCGTCTACAACTCCTTGTTATTTGTAAAATTCACTTTATTAAAATTTAATAATCTGTTTATCTAGCATTGGTTCAAAAGATATTTCTTTAGGATCAAGATTTTTTTCGAGCCCATTCGGATGGTAATTATTATTAGATAAAAACTTCACAGTGCTTTCAAGTTGTTTCAGTTCTAATAATCCCTCTGGCTCTTTGTTTATTTCACTCAATGCCCTTTGTGCTTCAGCATTGTTTTGTCGTGCCTGTAAGTCTAACGTGATGATGTCATGGAAATATTCGTAATCTCCATATTTATCGTAAAGTGCTGTAATATCATTGCTTGTTGTAGCTAGTTTCAATTTAGCCTTTAAAATATCAGCATCGCGTGCTTGTTGCATCTCTGCTAATAGTTTATCTTCTGTTGTTGCTATTTCACTGTATGGGCTCTTAAATGTCTTTGTATTAAGACTCTCTTTAATTTGTGCGATTTCTTCCAATGCTTTCTGGCCTCGTTCTTTACGGTCATTTATGATCTCTTGCTCAATTTCATATTTCTTTTCTTTGATAAAGCCACTTTGAAATCTATCTGGATCATTAACCTTTGCGAATTCAGTCCTTTTTTGTTCTAAAAAATTATCAATACCTTGAAAGTGTTTTAATACTCTTTGTTTGTTCATTTTAATATCTCCTTTTAATTTTAATTTCTATCAATCTCTTGTACTTGTTCGTCTGGCATAATCGAATGGAATACCTCGTCTTTTACTTTCTCGACCTGTTTCAACGTCTGATTCTGTGATTGCTTTTGGTAGACTTGTTTTGATGCTGGACTTTAACCTTCTAGCCATATCATCATCAACTGCATTAAAGTAGTCGGTTAATAGCTCCAATGCTTCAACGTGTAACTCATCGACTTTATGATCAAACGCTTCATAATACTTTTCTTTTGTTGCTTTGTCGTTTGGATTGTTTTCAAATTCAATGAATAAATCGTTACATTCTTTGTCTGCCTGCTGTCTGATATAATTAATGATATTTGTATCTAATTTATTAATTGGATCAAACCTATAAGCATTGACACGATTAGCCAACTGTTGAGAGTGTGCATCGTAGTAAGCTTGTAACTGTGGTTTAATCGTATAATTATCAAATGTCATGGCGAATAAATCTGTACTATCAATGCGCTCAATTTGTTGTTTAATGTCCTCTAGTTCCTGCTGTTTGGCCTTAGCCTGTTTCTCGAATGCTGTATGTTGTTCAATAATTTGTTTCATAAAATAACCGCCTTTTTATTTTTGGAATAACTCCATATTTTCCTTAATCAGTTGTTGTCTAATTCCATTATCTTTTACCGCTAAAATCTCATCACGTTTCCTTTTGTTTTCTAGTTCCTCATTTGTAACGCTGTTATTTCGATTGAACTCAGCTACTACTTGCTCGATTTGTCTATCTGTCAAACCGATTTCTTTTAATTTGTTTATGTCCATAATGCATTCATGCTCCTTTCTCGTAGTTGCTCTTTAAGTTTTTGTATCGTACTTCCATGGCGTTAATAGTCCGCTTGAAAGATTGTATAACTTCTTTGAATTCCTTCTCGTTCGCAGGTATGTAATAACCTTTAAACTTACCGCTTTTACTTGCTCCAATCACATAACCATGTCTGTTAATTAAATCCTCAATAATTCGAGCAGCGATGCGCCTTTCTCCAATTTCTGCTATACTCATAATGTCACTCAATAGAGTGGCATTTTCTTTACCTACTCGAATCAGACTTGCGACGGTCTTATGTGGTTCGGGTAGGTTTTTCATATCTTTTTGCTCCATGTTTTCACCACCTTTCAAGATGTAAGTAGGAATCACTTTTAATCATTTCGTTCTCATAGATTCGTAACACTTCATAATCAGATAAGCTGCTTGTATCAATGAATTTATCTAGTAAATGCCTTAATTTTTCGATGTTCACGAGTTCAACATTCCTTTACGGTTTTATATTGAATTTATTACGTATAAATACTAATATTGGATGAATTTATCATCATCTAATTGCAAATCAACTTTTGTTCTTTTATCCGAAGGAATCAAGTTTGAATTTCTCCACACTCTTAAATCTTGTTTATTTAATTGGGCTTCGTGTTGTTGGATTATCCTTTTCACCCTATCCGTTGTGATACCTAATTCCTTACCAATATTTTTATAAGTCATTTCGTGTGCATCTCGTAAATAAATGCATTGTTCTATCACTTTTTCATCTTCTAAAAAATCATGATAATCACTAAATAATTCATCATCTGATATGTTTTCCACATACTCATCGTATTTCTCAACCTCTTGATATATTGAAGATGTTTGTCTTTGTAAGTCAGGTTGTTTTTGTATAATTTCATTTAATTTTTTCGTGATATTTTCTTTAGTTCTTTCACCCGGTGATAACTGGTGTAATGCCTTCTTATATGCTTCGGATTTGTTTTTCCAATAACTTTCTTTTCGTTCGTGTTGTTCTTGCAAATCAACTAGATAGACTGCATAGTCTGCCGGGTTTATTGATTCTGAATATATAACTCCTAAATTATAATCAATCATAGTACGTGTTGGATGAATTCCCGCGTAGGCTTGTTGTAATTCTTGTATATGTTTTCTTTGGAGTTCTGCTAGGCGCTGTTCGGCTAATTCAAATTGTATGTACTCGAAACGTGATATACGATACATCATGTTATACCTCTTGCAATTCTTTTTCGTACACATCAGCTAAAATTTTATAGATTTGTGCTAATCTTTTCCTTATAGCTTCGGTACTTTTTAGGTTGAATATATCTGCTATTTTTCTTAGGGTTTTCCCATCTGCCCTTAAACTCAAAACATATTGTTGTCGAAAAGAAATACAATCACTCTCTAACATCGCATTTACCAGTTCTTCAATTCTATCTAAACTGTCCAATCTGTTGATTAAAGATTCTTCTTGCAATGGATTTTCACCACTTGAAACTATCAGTCTGTCATATAGCGTTTGTTTTCTTTCTAAAATATCGGGGAAAGTCTCGATTAGATCCTTTACCTTTTTTGATAATGGGTTCATTTTATATCTTGCCATTTTTAAATATCCATCCACAGTTCCTTTTGATATATTTAGCATTTCCGCTATTTCCTGATATGTTTTGTCATCATGATAATACAAACTCACACATCGCCTTTCCTGTTCGGATAAATTTGCAACATTTACCATACACAAACCCTCCTAAATGTGATATTATAATAGGCAATTACACTATGTGGTGGTAGCGTTCTAGCGTATTGTTAGAACACTACCTTTTTTTATGCAATAAACTGGGTCTATACATAAAAACCACCTTGTATTATATTGTTAGTCGATAGTCCTCGCCTTGTAATCTAATCGTATCGGCTTTGTAAAGTAATCGTGAATTGATTCTTTCACCATTTCTGCTGTACTTTTGTTCCAACGCACTCATTGAGTAGTTGGTAGTGCATACAGTGGCTTTGTTCAATCTTAGTTCAAACACGTTATATAAGATGTCACTAGCCCATGATTCTGAATCCCCTTGAATGGGTTTGATATATTCTGCACCTAAATCGTCCAATACGAGCAAGTCTATCGTTTCAATTACTTTCATGATGTAATCTTCAGTTAGTGCTGAACCATCCTCATACGTGCTTTGAATCAACTTTAGAATATCCCTACTCTTTACGAACCACGCTGTATAACCCATTTGTCGAATAGCGTTCGCAATAGATATACCTATGTGTGACTTCCCTCTGCCGCTGCCACCACTTATAATAAGAGAACGTTCTCCATTGAATTGTTTGATGTACTGTATAGCTAGTTTCTTTGCCTGCTCCTGTGTTTTATCTGTCGGTTTATAGGTATTTAGCTTAGCATCCTTTAAATCGTCTGAAACATGCTCATTTTTCATTATAAAGGGTGTTTGCCAAGCGCCTTTAGATTCGATTGCTATTTCTGCCATGGCTTTGTCCTCTTTTTTGATACCTTCCCTCCAACAAATAGAGCAGCTACCGACTATTCCTCCAGGTGTTTCTATCAAATCGTATGTTTCGTTATGCTTTTCGCAATATTCTTGACCTGCTACTTTTTGATTCTTTAATAGATTTTTGATAATCTCGAAACTATTGTTTTCTGCTTGCATATTATCCCTCCTAGAACCTATCAACCGTTGGATCATATCTAGCATCCATTGGAACGAATGCTGCTTGTCCATTTGTTTGGTTGTTCTTCTTATAGTTATTAAATGGATCAGCTTCATCTAAGAATCTAGTTACATTGCTCGGTTTCATGAATGCATCAAATGTCCATTTATGTGTCCAGTAATGGTTGTTACTGTCTAATATGTTTTTATAGTTATCGATCGCTTTGCGTAATTCTTCGAAACTATATTCATTCAATCTAGCATTTGTATTTCTTTTCATTACATCCGTTAATTTCCGATGTTTAATAATTACTTTCGAATTCCACAATTCATAAAGCGTATATATATCTTCATTCTTAGTATTGTTATTATTAGTACTATCATTCTTAGTATTGTTATTAATTAGTAGTGCTTCATTTTGTACATGTACACTTTGTACATCTTCATTTTGTACTTGTTCATTCTGTACATGTACAAAAGAGCAAAGTTCAGGGTTTTCATAAACTATCGTTTCCCAACGTTCTATGCGTTGACCTTTTCTTATAGGTTTTCTTTTCACATAACCATTGTCAGTTAGTTCTTTGAACCCTGCTCTAAATGACCGTTCACCGTCCGTTGAATGTTTTATCAATTCATCGATATAAAACGTCCAATCATCCGGTTTGGATAGCATAAAAGCAAGTATTCCTTTTGCCTTCCATGACAGTTTTGGATTATTTAAAAAAGCTTTATCCATAACTACAAAATTATCATTCTTTTTTATTCTAAAAATGCTACTCATATATTCACCTCGCAATCAGTAGCTATTGCCCATTATTGGACAACAGCTATCCCTTAAACTGATTGAACTGAATTCTCTTCATATTCTCCCCTAGTCCACGCTTCGATTACATCTCTATTGAAAAGTATCTTCCCACGTACTTTGAAGTGAGGGATCTGACTTTCCCTTGCCATTGTGTAAATTGTTGTTCTACTAACACCTAACAGTTTTGATACTTCACTTGTGTCTAACGTGATTTTTTCGATTGACATATTAAACAACACCTTTCTTCATATTTATAATTTCAAATATATTTTCAGCGACATAATCTACTATTAAATGTAATTCACTAAACGTATTTACATTTGACTCAAGGGTGATTAGTTCGCCTGATACATTTAAAAAGTCACTGAATGTATCACATTTATCAATGATTTCTGAGGGTATAATCGCTATTAATGATGAATTTTCTTTATCTTTATAAATGCCACAAATTTCATAACCTCTAGCTGCTTTTTTAATCCAATTTGATTTCATGGTTAATCCTCCTGTTAATTTCACTGTGTTTTTGATACAATAGATATAAGTTAATAACCTAAGCGCTCTTTGACATTGCCGTGTCTTATAGAGTGCTTTTTTCATGCCTATTTACAACCTCAACTTCTGGATTATCGAATACATCAATCATTTCAATAACCTTATCTAACAACCCCATTTCGTACTGCTTGTTCTTTTCACTCAAGACATCCAATTCAAGAAGGTTCTCCTTATGAATTTTAAAACTCACTAATGCCTGCAATACAACTGACTGTTCTTCGATGTTATCTAGTAATATTTTCATTTCACCGATTTCATTTGTTTCTCGGTCTAACACGTATGAACATTTCATTGATCTTTCCTCCTTTCTATTTGAATAAATCAAATATCTTAATTCCATAAACAACAATCGCTGTGACACATATTAATAAGAAACTATAAAAGAAAATGTAATCACTCACTGTTCCCTTCTCGTCTGGACCATGGATAAAGTAGTGGTTCAGTGCTTTGAATATGTTCATGTAATAACTCCCTCCAAGTATCTTTGTAATAATTACTTTTGTAATATTATTACTAACGCTATATTAACATGGATTATTACACTTTGCAATACTATGTGTTATAATTATTCCAAAAGTATTAAAAGGAGTGAGTTCAATTAGTGTAGAATTCGGAGAAATGCTCAGAGGAATGAGGAAGAAAAAAGGGTTAACTTTAGTTGAATTAGCCAAATTATCAGGGGTATCACAACCGTACTTATCACATATCGAAAATGGAAAGAGAGGAATTCCCTCGCCGGAAATATTAAAAAAAATCTCTACACCGTTAGAGGTTGATTATTATCAACTACTGACAGCATCCGGGGTTATCCAAGGGGTCGGTCATTTTGATGAATATTTCATCGTTTATTTACATGATATATACGAGAATTTCGAAATTACTTTCAAATATGTAGATGATGAAATTAAAAGTGAAAAAAAGAAACTATTGGATGATAAAATCGAACAATTCAAACATGACGTTAAGGAAAAAACATACGTCCACAAACAAGGGCAAGATGCCTATATCTCTGATTTTGAACATTATTTAATAAATGAGGTGGGTTTAGATAGTAAACTTAAACCCTTTAATGAGAGGGCTATTTCATTGGAAACTATATTAAGTAACGAGGTGACTGTAACAATAAACGGACACTATCTAACTGATGAAGAGAAGAAGGTAATACTTAATTATGCAAAATTTTTAAAGTTCTTAAGTAATGAAGACAATGACTAGGAGGTGTAACAATGGCCCACATAAGAAAAAGAGGGGAAAACTCTTATCAATTTAAAGTGTCGGCTGGGCTTGGTGCCGATGGTAAATATAAGTGGAAGTACAAAACCTATCGAGTAACAGAAAAAATGACACCTAAGCAATTACAATCACACCTAGAACATGAAGCATATAAGTTTGAACAAAAAGTATTATCTGAAACATACGTAGCACCTAGTGAAATGACATTCAGCCAATTTGCGAATGAATGGTGTACAAAATGGATGGAAAGAGAATTGAGTGAAAACACCATCATGTTAAGGTTAGGACACCTAGACAACCATGTATTACCTGTTATCGGACACCTAAGCATGAAGAAGATAACGACAATGATGCTGCTAGACTTGATGGAGAACTTGAAGCGAGTAGATGGGAAAGATAAAGAATTATCTATTTCAAGTAAACAAGAAATTCATAAATTACTTGTAAGTATCTTTAGCCGCGCTATTGATTGGAAGGTGTTGACAACTAATCCAATGGATGGTGTGAAGATGCCTGTAGGAGCGCAAAAGAAGGATAAACAACTAAATGTATACGATGAGGATGAGGTTGATTTTCTAATCAAGTCACTAGAAAATGAGTTATATCATTGGAAAATATTCATGCTGCTATCGTTAGCAACCGGCATGCGTAGAGGGGAAGTATTGGGCCTTGAGTGGGAACATATAGACCTTGAACAAAAGACTGTTACCGTTAAGCAAATCATCGCTAAGACACGTAATGGCTATGAGGTGAAACAACCTAAATTCGAAAGTTTTAGAACGATTAGCTTACCCGATTCAATTGCAAATGAATTAAAAGCATATAAACAACATTGCCTGGAGGAAAGAATCAAACTTCAACATAAATGGGTTGAAAGTGATCGTGATTGGTTATTCTACAATGAGGATGGTAGACACTTCGGTAGTGGTGCACCAACAACGTGGTGGAGAAGATTCACTGAAAGAAAAGGATTACGGTATATTCGATTGCATGATTTACGCCACACTTCGGCTACATTGTTAATTGCTAAGAATGTACACGCTAAAATCATTAGCGAAAGATTAGGACATAAAAAAATATCAACGACTATGGACATATATGGACATGCCCTGCCAGCCGCTGATCGTGAAGCAAGTGAAAAGTTAAATGAAATATTAGGTTGATACTTATACATTAACACCTTGAATTTCAAGTTTAAGTTAGCCACCTAATTTATGTAAATTCTCTGTTTATTGTCAGTACTGTGTGATTGTTAGCTTGTTAACGACTGAAGTTCAGTTAAAAATGCTTCTTCAGCAGTA